TTTAGGGCTGACATTTTTGTTAAACCTGCTCGTTCTATTAACTTCATTCAACTTAACTTTATTGCTACAAGAACAGGTGTTGCCTTTTCTGAAGTAGCAGGCGCATAGGAGGGATAAACAATGGCAAATATTAATGACTTTAAAGCCCGACTAAAAGGCGGTGGTGCAAGAGCCAATCAGTTTAAGGTAACTTTACCTTTTCCTGGTTACTCAGCAGTTGGCGGAGAAACAGCAACATTAGCATTCTTATGTAATGCTACATCAATACCTGGGCAAAATCTTGGTACTGTTCCTGTAAACTTCAGAGGCAGAATACTAAATCTTGTCGGTGATAGAACATTTAATCCATGGTCTATTACTGTATTAAACGATACTGACTTCTTGATTTATAGAGGTCTAGAAAGATGGATGAATGGTATGAATAACATGACTGATAACGAGGGTTTAACTAATCCTTCAGATTATCAAGTTGATATATTCGTAGACCATTTAGACAGAAATGGAAGCACTCTTAAATCTTATACTTTAAGAGGTGCATTCCCAACTGCTCTAGATGATATCGCACTTAACTATGGTACTAATAATACTATTGAGGAGTTCGGTTGTTCATTTACTTATCAGTATTTTGAAACAGATACTACTACATAATAAATATAAGTTAAAAGGAAAATTATAATATGGTACAATTACTTGGCTTCCAAATAACGAGACAAACTGACGAAAGGGAGAAGCCCGCTGAAGCAAAACAAGCCTTCACGGTGCCTTCTCCTGATGACGGTACAACTACTATATCTGCTGGCGGTTACTTTGGCCAATACTTGGATATGGAAGTTACTGCCAAGAATGATGTCGATTTAATTAAAAGATATAGAGAGGTTGCTCAACATCCAGAATGTGATATGGCAATCGAAGATATCATCAATGAGGTTATTGTTTCAGATGACAGAGATCAATCTGTTTCAATATCGCTAGATAAACTAGCAGTCTCAGAAAATATTAAATCAAAAATTCGTAATGAGTTTGACGAAGTTATGAAGCTTTTAAATTTTGACGAAAAAGGTCACGATATATTCAAAAGATTTTATATCGATGGTCGCATTTACTTTCATAAAGTAATCGACCCAAATAGTCCAAGAAAAGGCTTAACAGAATTACGATACATTGATCCACGAAAGATTAAAAAAGTTCGTGAGGTCACAAAAAAAAGAGATACTAAAGGTGCTAAAGGCATAGAGATTATAGAAAAAACTGCCGAATGGTTTGTCTATAATGAAAAAGGTTTATCATCAGCAAACTCAAATGCTGGTTTGAAAATTTCTACCGATTCAATCTCTTATATTACATCTGGCGTTATTGACCAAACTAAGAATATGGTCATGGGTCATTTACATAAGGCAATTAAACCTGTCAATCAATTAAGAATGATTGAAGATGCTGTTGTTATTTACAGAATAGTAAGAGCGCCTGAAAGAAGAATATTTTATGTTGATGTAGGTAACTTACCTAAAGTAAAAGCAGAATCTTATCTAAGAGATGTTATGGCAAGATATAGAAATAAACTTGTCTATGACGCTGCTACAGGTGAGATTAGAGATGATAGAAAACATATGTCTATGCTTGAAGATTTCTGGTTACCTCGTAGAGAAGGTGCAAAAGGTACTGAAGTTTCTACACTACAAGGTGGACAAAATCTTGGTGAGATATCAGATGTACAATACTTTCAAAAGAAACTTTATAAGGCATTGAATGTGCCTATTTCTAGATTAGATTCTGAAAATGGTTTCAATATGGGTAGAGCAGCTGAGATTACAAGAGATGAATTAAAGTTTACTAAATTTGTTCAACGATTAAGAAAGAGATTTACACAATTATTTCATGATGTGCTTAAAACACAATTAGTTTTAAAAGGCATTATGACTATTGAAGATTGGACTAAAATCAAAGAGCATGTACAGTATGACTATTTAAGAGATGGATATTTTTCAGAATTAAAGAACGCAGAAATTCTAAGAGAAAGATTAAATCTAGCAAACGAAGTTAGTCCTTATGTCGGTAAATACTTTTCTGTTGAATATATCAGAAAGAATGTATTGAGACAAAGCGATGATGATATCATTGAGATTGATAGTCAGATTCGAAATGAGATTAAACAAGGTATTATTGCTGCACCTGAAGGTCAAGATATGCAGGATGATAGTGATGATACCGATATAAATATAGGAGATAATTAATTATGTCAAATGATAATGTAAAAACAATGGTTAATTCACTTGCAGACGGTGATAATATTGCTGCTCAAGACGCATTTAAAAATGCTTTATCTGATAAGATAGGTAATGCTTTAGATGATAAAAGAATGACTGTTGCAAATGATTGGTTGAACGCGGCTCACGAAACAGAAGATTTAGAACAAGATTCTGAAATGAGTGGATCAGAAGCAGAACCTGTTGAAATAGACAATGATGAGGAACCAAATGAACAACCTGTCGTTTCAGAAGTTTAAAAATACTATCAATGAACGCAGGTATGCCGGACCTGAAGATACTAAGGAGTTTAATAAGTTATCTCCAAAGATGAAATCAGTAGTTCGAAATGTTTATAAAGAAATTGATAAAGCTTCTGATCCTATTATAGGAAAGATTGAAGGTATTATTAATAAAGTGGCTAAAAAACAAGGTGTTAAAGTGTCTGATATAGAAGATTACTTTGATAACGAAATAATAAAGTAAGGAAATAAAAAATGGCAATTGCAACAAGAACGCTAAAAGATACAAAGATTGCAACTGGTAGTGGCGCTGCTGGTGGTAAGGTTACTGTTCTAGTAAACATGGACGATAACACTACTGCTAACTCAAACATACTTGACGCAAGTGGTTTAGCAGGACACGCTAACGGTGCAAAGTTAGATATCACTAGAATTTGGTGGGGTTTAGTTCAAGGTACTGCTGATGACAATACAGGTCATGTACAGATACAGTTTAAAGGTGCTTCATCAGATACAGTCGCAATTCAACTTGCTGGTACAGGACACTATGATGGTACTGCTGGTAAGATTACGAATAACGCAACGAATACAACAGCGACTTCAGGAGATTTAGAGTTAACCGCTCTTGGTACTTCTGGATTTGTTCTTATCGAATTAAGAAAAGACGAAAACTTTACAGCATAGGTTTTTCTTATGACGATTACGAATACAGCTATTGTTGATACCACTTCGAAGTATATCGTACAATCGAAGGGTATCGGAAATGAAGAAAAACAAATTGTAGTTGACGCTGAAAAATTGACAAGTGGTAATAATGAATCAAAAATTAGTTTGATTGAATGTTATTATCAAATAAAAGGCACAGGAACTTTAAAGTTTAGTGCTGATAATGAAACAAATGATTTGAGTTTAACTGGTAATGGTAAGTATGGATTACGACCTGACCAGTTAAAATTTGGAAATGATAAACAAATAAAATTAACAACTGATGGTTTAGTTGATAGTTATTTGTTGATTACAGAGTTTAGGAGAAACTAAAATGGCAGATGTAGTTACATCACAAACGATAGTTGACACAGTTGGTGTTAAAACAGTTATGAAGTTTACTAATATAAGCGATGGCTCAGGTGAAACACTTGTAACTAAAATGGATGCTAGTGCTTTAAACTTTTTGACTGAGGACGCAAACAGAGTAATATCAAAAATATATTGGGCAGTCAATACAACAAATGGTAAATCAGGTATAGAATTATTATGGGCAGGTAGTGGAACAAGTTCTGCTAATGCAACTATAGGATTCTTCTCTGGTACAGGATTTCATGATTATTTTGTTGCAGGTAATAGTATACCTAACAATGCGACACTAACAGCAAATACATCTCCTGCAGGCGATATATTATTGTCAACAAAAGGATTTGTATCAGGTGATAATTATACAATTATTTTAGAAGTAAGATAATGACAAAAAAGAAGAAAGATTATTCTAGAGCAATTCTTGAAAGAATTGTAGGAACAAAATCTAAAACTTATCTTGCAGATGAATTTAGAAAAGCATTTGCAGAAAAGTATGGAATAAAAAAAGAAGAAATGAAAAGAGAAGT